GGCAATGTAATTTCCGCCGCTCATGCTTTGTGCTCCAACGAGTATTCGGCCACGCGCTTGCGGCTTGGCGTCACTACGTCAACCGCCTTGATCTTGTGACCCTCTAAGCGCAGGTCACTAATCCTTGCAGCCAGACGAAGACAACCGAATTCATTTAGCGCTGTGATCGCTGTGATCGGCCCGACTGTTCTCATCCAGTTTAGTATCTCTTTTGATTGGCTCATGTTGTACCCCTTTGTGGTTGTTTGTTGAAATTATAATCTAAATAGTTGACTTTGTGTCAACAGCATCGGCTTCGTTTTGCAATTTTTTTGCGACGCGCTTCGCATCGGCTGCGGCCAAGATCACGCGGTACCGAACCTGCCGATCAAGCGGGTCTTTTGCGCCAAGCCATTGCGACTCGATCTTGAGCTGGACGCTGCTTGGCGGGCTTGTTGTGGGCGTCACACTGACGTGCAGGGCGAAGTCCTCGGACTGCTGAATTAAAATAGTCATGATGCGCTCCCTTTTGCTGTGAGTTTTTCGACAATGCCTAGATATTGATTACCCTGCCGCAATAAGGCTGCATCGCCAATATTCCAAGGCTTAGAGCCTGCACCGTGTCTGGCAATTATTTCCCAGTCACCACCAATAACGTAAACCCCGTTGTCGTAGTTGTCGCAGTCCAGTTGATCTAGCGTCCCGATGCCTAGGCTTGTCGATTCATGAGTGCCCAAAAACTCATGTATCAGGCCACAAAGGCGGGCGAGTGAGTACGGTTCGGATGGTGAGGGCTTGCGAAACCCCCTTTCTTTGCAAACGTCAAGAAACGCCTGCACCGATTCTTCTCCGCCGTCCCAATGTAAATATATGCCTACACCGGATTCGCCTTCGGGTGCTGTTGTGATTACTGCTCTGTTTCCCATTTTGTTTCTCCTTTAAAATTAAAGTGCGCTGTGAATAAACTCTGTTTGAATTCGCGTCTCAGCGAGCCATGGCTTTACAAGCTCGGCCGCTCTGGCGAAGTCTTCCGGCGCAACACAGAGCCAACGTTTTCCGCAGAAAATGTTAGAGCTCGCGCCCCATTTGCTTTTCGATTTGATGCCATTTGGGGTCAAAACCTCGCAGCGTAATCTGCGGATCTCGGCAGTGACAGACAGACGACTGTGATCATCATAGACGCTGGCGCCGACCACCGCCGTGCCGGGCACCCAGTACCCTGCCCAAGCATTAAGAGAGCGGTATCTGCGCGGAAATTTTTGCGTGGTTTGTTGTGTCATTTTTTTCTCCTGCTGTGTTACTTTAGAAAGATCAACCCTGCGTCGATCAAGTCCCTTGCCGCGCGCCCGTACCAGCCCTGAAGCTCCCAAACCAAACCTTCATCGAGCAAGTATTGCCAAGCAGAGATGACAACGTCTTCGTCGTGCTGTATGTTGTCGAACCCCTCGACGCAGGCGCAAGCGTCATACGAAGTCCATAGTGGTTTTTGTTTAACTTGTTGTGTCATGATTTTCTCCAATTAACGTGCTGTTGTTTTGATGCTGAACACTGCGGTGGTGCTTGTATACTCTGCGACCTTGTCACCAGAGATGCCAAGGTCTGCTGCGAGTTTCTTCCAATCGGTGACTGAGCGGTTCGCCTCAACGTAGGTCGCTTTGAACAAAGCGCCTTCAAACACTGTCGGGCCGCCGTTGCTGGCTGCGTCTTTTAAAGCGTCTTTGATTTTCTCAGCCTGCTTCGTGAGCGTTGCGATCTGCGCGAGAAGAGTGCCAAGCTCATCTGCTGTTGCGGGGCTGTTGTTGATTGATAGTGTCATGATTCTCTCCATTGTCAAAAAGTTTAAAAAGCGCAAGCATTGGGTTTTTAGGCTTGCTCTCGAATCTTTCCCAGAATCCGGCTCAGCCAGTTTCCGTTCGATGGCTTGATTTTAACCACATAAATCCACAACTCAGCAAATTTATTTAAAATATTTATGTTTATTTGTGTGGATTGAGCAAAATCAACGGTTTACAAGGTGTTGATGTTGTGGCAACATAGCAACACTATGGAAAAAATACACATAACGCCCGTCAATCTAGCCATCAGTTTGTTCGGTGGTGTGCGAAAACTCGCCAAAGTTATTGGCAGAGATCCTGCTGCTGTGAGCCGCTGGAAGAGGAGCGGCCTTGTGCCGACTCAGGTGCAGCGCAAGCTGTTGGCCGCTGCCGCCGCACACGAGATCTACATCACAGCGCACGACGTCATTTACGGGAGAGAGACCCGTGCTTGAGTTCACCCTGCCGTGGCCGCCGTCCAAACTGTCGCCCAACGTCCGCTTGCATTGGGCAATGCTCGCTCGCGAGAAGAAGAGCTACCGCACAGCGTGCCACCTAACCACCATTGACCAACTGTGTGGCTGGCGACCTGAAGTAATGGATGGCGCGCTTTCGGTCGAGCTTGAGTTTGTGCCTCCAACCCGTCGCACCTATGACCGTGACAACCTGATCGCCAGAATGAAGTCTGGGCTTGATGGGTTATGCGACGCGCTGCGCATCGACGATAAAACTTTTACAACACTAACCGCTAGAGTGAACGCAGAGCATGTTGGTGGTCTTGTTCGCGTTCGAATTTTGAAAGAAACCAAAAAATGAATATCGCAATCCTCACTGGAAACATTGGCAGAGACCCAGAAATAAAAAGCTTCAACGGCGAAAACGTGCTCAGCTTTTCTATCGGTGTGCAGACCGGAACCAAAGACAAACCAGAAACGATGTGGGTCGACTGCTCTCTTTGGGGCAAGCGCGCCACGAGCCTGCACCCTTACTTGTTCAAAGGCAGCAGGGTGACTGTCAGTGGCGCGATCAAGCTGCAAGAGTACAAATCGAACGATGGGACACCTAGAACCCAGCTGCGGCTCTCAATCGACCAGCTCGACCTTCCACCCAAAGGTGAAGCGTCAGCCCGTGTGCCACAAGCAGGAGTTCAGAACGGCGATATTCTGATCAAAAAAACCGCAATAGACATGGATATACCTTTTTAAAAACAATTGTTGCAAAACCTTTAGTTTTGGTTTAGAATTTGTAAACCACAACTTTAAGGAGCGCAAATTGAAAGAATCACCACGACAGGTCGCAGCCCGATCTGGCCACCGTCGGTACGAAGGAAAGGGATGCAAAGCATGCGGGGGCACTGAGCGGTACACGATCAACTCTGCATGTGTGGCATGCACTCTCGCGTTAAACAAAAAAGAAACCGACAGGATCAAAGCATTACTGGTGGCTGCAAAGGCGGGTGTTTGAGATGCATTATTACAAACGCAACATTGGTGACTACGCAAAAAAAGCCGGCAGGCTTTCGATGCTACAGCACGGTTCGTACACGCTCTTGATCGATGCGTGCTATGACCGTGAACAATTCCCCACGCTTGAGCAAGCAATCGAGTGGACGTGGGCTTCATCGCGCGAGGAAATAGAAGCTGTAACCTTCGTTTTAAAGAAGTTTTTTACGTTAGAGGGTGGTGTTTATGTGCAAAAAAGGATTCAAGAAGAGATCGCAGAGTACCACATAAAAGCAGAGACAAACAAACGAATCGCCACAGAACGTGAAACGAAGCGTAAAGAGAGAAGCACGGTTCGTGTACAACACGTGAACGAAGCGCCACCTAACCATAAACCAATAACCAATAACCATAAACCAATAACCAATAATAATAATATAAAGACTGTGGAAAAACCTGATGGCGTGTCTGCCACCACATGGTCTGATTTTTTACAAATCCGAAAAAGTAAAAAAGCTGCTGTGACAGAATCCGCGATAAAAGGGATCGAGCGCGAAGCGCGCAAGGCCGGCTGGTCTTTGGACAAAGCGTTGGTCGAATGCTGTGCCCGTGGATGGGCAGGGTTCAAAGCCGAGTGGGTCGCAGACAAAGCGCCACTAAAAACGCAGCACCAGCTGAACAACGAGGCGATGGCCAGATCAATCGGGTTGATCCCGAACGAGCGGGTTCCAGAAGCGCAACATGGGGAGGTTTACGATGAAAACAGCTTTACCGCACGCTTGGATTGAACGGGTTTTTACACGACTCCAAGGCATCTACGGAAGGGAGTTCCTGTCGCAATACGGCACAGGGATGGTCGGCAACATCGACCCAGGCATCGAGAACGCAAAAGTCGTTTGGGCTGAGGAGCTTGGTGGGTTTGAGAGGTGGCCAGAGGCAATTGGATACGCGCTGGAGAATCTGCCAGACAGAGCGCCAAACTGCATTCGATTCCGAGAGATCTGCCGCAATGCCCCAATGGCAGAGCAGCTCAAGCTGGAGCACCGTTTGACAGACGCACAAATGGCGGAGAACAAGAAAAAGGTTAGGGAAATGATCGGGGGGTTAAAGAAACAAATTTCAACAAAAGGAGAGGTAAAATGAACGTTAAAACTATTTCG